GTCGCCGAGAATCCGTCACAACAAACATGCCGTAAATAATGTCATTGCCGCCAATCAGCGGCCACGCCAGCCCTTCATCGGCCATAGTCTTCAGCGCCAGCAGCGTGACATTGCCGCCGGTGATTTCAGGCCGGAGTTCGCCAGACAGCTTGATTTTATCGTCGCCGCCGCCCAAAAACTGGGTCGACTCACGACGCCCCACGCGGCTGTTTTTCGCCCAGCGATAGGTAATGTCATGCTGCAAATTGTCGAAGGGAAGGGTTTGCCGTACAAACGGCATCATGCCTAATATCATCATCATGGTTAATTAATCCAGACTAAACATGGAGTTATAGCTATGGTCAGACGTGGACCATGGCGATGCAGTGGAATACTGCGCAACGGCCTGTCCAATCGCCTGAGGCTCACCTGTCGCATAGATATTGTTGGTGACCGTGTGCTGACGGTTATCCACGTTTGAATTGTTAACCGAGGGCAAAGGCTGATTGAGCGTGCTGTTCAGGCTGGCGCGCGATGCGGCCGGACGGGCATCCGCGTTATCCTCATCCTCTTCATCCTGCTCGCGCATTTTGGGCGGAGGCAGCTTGTCTTTCACCTTGTCAGATTTCTCATCGATGATGCCAAGCTTGCCCAGCACCCAGTCAATGCCGCCTCGCAGCTGATTCAGGGCTTCACCGGGTAATTTGAGTGCCGTCGCCAGCATATTGCCGAAGCGCTGTCCCATCTCACCTGCCGAGGCCAGTTCCTGCTGAGAAAACTTCACGGGTTCCAGCAGCTTTGAGAACCAGGCCCCCAGCTCGGACACTTTATTGCTGAACCACTCAAATACCGGCTTCAGCGGCGCGAACGCGTCGCTTATCGGCCCCATCGCCGCACTGAAGCCCTGAGCGATGCCGCTGATAAAGGCGCTAATCGGTTCCCAGTACTGATAAACCAGCATGGCCCCCGCCGCGATAGCGGCACCAAGCACCACCACCGGCAGCGTGATCGCTCCCAGCGTGGCCGTAATCGCGCCGCCGATGATGGCAAATGCACCGCCCAGCAGCTCCACGCCCGCCATGATGGTGCTCAGCCCGCTAATGACCGGCCAGGCAATGTTCCCGACGCTGGCCAGGGAATCCACCAAGGTCAGCCCACCGGCCGCCAGCGTCAGCAGGCTGTCAGAAAGTTGAGGATTGAGATTCATGACGCCGGTCAGAACAGACTGAACGGATAAGCCGTCCTGACTGATAGCTTGCAAGTTAGTATCCACAGAGGCATCTGCTGCAGGCGGCTGGGCAGCGGGCGCCTGAGACAGCTGATCCAGCCGGCCACTGGCCGCGCCCTTCATCAATGCTGCGGCAGGTGCGGCGCCCTGTTCACCAAATATTGCCTGCAGATAAGTGGCCTGCTGGGCAGCGTCGAGCTTGTTTTTCTCAAACGCCGCCTGCACCTGGCTGAGCACCGCGAAAATGGGCTGACTGTTGCCCTGGTCGTCAGCGGTTTGCACATTCAACGCTTTAAGCGCGCTGTCTGCGCTGGCATCAGGCGCCTGAACGTGCGTTAACATCGCACTGGCGCCGGCGCCTGCCTGGCTGCCCGTTATACCGTTTTCCGCCAGCACGCCCATCATGGCCGCGGTCTGGCCAACGCTTACACCGGCGTCCTTCGCGGCTGGCCCTACGGCGACCATCGCCGTCTTAAGTGCGGCAAAATCGGGTGTTTTATTGGCAAAGGTCGATGAGAGCACGTCGCCTAACTGACCAACCTGGTCATCTGCAATGCCGAACGCGTTTTTAATATTGAGCACCAAAGACGCGCTTTCTTGCATGCTACGTTGCGTCGCGTTTGCAAGGTTAGCTACTGCCGGTGCTGCAGCTTTTGCCTCACCCGATGAGCCACCCGATTGCGTAATCGCCGCGCGGGCTTGCACAACCTCATTTGCAGGTGACAGATAATCGATAACTTTGCGACCCTTCTCGACAAAGTCTTTGGCTTTCGAACTGGCGCTTTGTACGTTATCTGCCAGCGCCATGCCCGCACGGTAACGTTCACGGGTGCGGTTGAGTTTGTCCTGACGCTGATTTAGCAGATTCATGGACTCACCCTGCGCATTGAGGGTGGATGTCGTGCGCTCTGTTTGTTGATTTAGCTTCTGGCGCTCGCTGCTCAACCGGCGCGTGGAAATTCCCGCCTCGTTCAGGGACTGGCGCTGATCCTGTACTGACTGACGCAGTTGAAGGTTTTTTTGCTGCAGCGCGTTAGCCGACTGACGCAGCTTATCCAGCGCCTGGGTTTGTTCCGCGGTAGGGTTTTGAGTGTTTTTAAGTTGAATGGCAAGTGCCGCTGCTTCTGCCCGGGTATTTTTAAGATTTTGTTGGGTCAGCGTCAGTTCTTTGCGGGTTTCACGGAACCCTTCAATCTGCGCGGATTTGGCGTTGAGCTCGTCCAGGCGATCCTGCGTTTCCTGGATATCCGCAGACAGCTTTTCGGTTTCTTTACGTACGGCATTGAACGGGCGCGTAGCCCGATCAACCGCTTCCAGCAGCACTTGCAGCTTGAGCGTGTTACTCATCTGAGGTTACTCCACTGCGGATCATCACTCTATGCCGCCAGTCGAGTAACTCTTCCAGCGACATGGGATACATTTCTGAGGGTGGCCAGTGAAAAACGCTGGCAATATCGGCCATCAGGTCATTGACCGTCAGATCGCGGGGCCAGCTTACGCGGCCGATTTCGCTGACAAAAAACCAATCACCTTGCCGCCCAGGGCAATCAGGTCAACTGGGTCCAGTGCGTTGCACTCTGCTTTGGTCAGCGATGGCATGGTGATGCGGGGCAGCACCATCAACAGGGCATCCACATCGGACGAGGCCAGATCAGCCAGCCGCACACCGCGCAGCGCGCCGGCGGTCGGTTTCACCAGCTCAACCTGAGCGATCACCACATCGCCACGTGAAATCGGGCTTTCCAGCACCACCAGGTTTTCTTTCAGTTCTGGCTTATCAAGCTGTTCCATTTTTTCTCCATCCCAATCAAGAGGGGCCAGCGCAGGACGCGCCGGCCGTTGTTATTACACCAGGCCGAGGTTTTTACGGCGCTGTTCCAGACGATCGACGCCGTTGACCTTCTCCACCATGTTGACGGTGTCGATTTCAATCAGCTCTTTGCCATTCCAGGTCAGTTTGAAATAGGTGTTTTTACTGGTGATTTTGGTTTCGGTGTTTTCGCCCTGTTTGGCTTCACCGAAGTCAAAGGACTGGTGCTTACCGCGTACTTCGATTTCCACGGCGATTTCTTCGCCGGTGTCATCACGCTGATAAGAACCGGTGAAACGCAACGGTACGTTCGCCATCGCGCCCCACTGGCTTAATACCAGCTCATCCATCCCGCCCAGCGTCCACTCCATATCGAGTGCCGCATCGTCCAGGCCGTTATCAATGAATGCCGCACCGTTCATACCGCCAGCGCGGTAGGTATCCAGCTTGCGAGACAGCTTCGGCAGCGTAACTGCGGTGACGATGCCCTGATAGCTGTTTGAATCGTTGAAGAGGTTCAACCCCTTGAGTTTACGTGGCAGTGCCATTTATCCGGCTCCTTAGCTGTTTACGGATGCGGCGAAGTTCGCCAGATAGGTATCGGTGATGCGCTGACGCAGGGTCAGATCTTCCAGCGGCGGCACCGGCGTGTAGTCGTAATCGATAAACAGTTTGCCCGCCTTCAGGCTCTCTTTATCGTTGGCGCTTTCGTCGTACCAGCAGTTGGCGCCCAGCAGATAACCGGCGCTGACCAGCTCACGGAACTTGGCATTGATACCGGCGATGATTTCGCGTACCAGTACTGGCGTCAGCGGTTTGTCGTTGGCCCACATGTGCGCTTCCGCCATGGTATCGGCCAGAACCTGTGCTGAACGGGTGTAGTTTTCAAAGGCAAAAAGTGGATCGTCACTGCAGGTGCGGTTGCCCCAGAAACGGAAACCGTCCTTGCGAATCAGCGTGGTAACACATTTTTCGTTCAGCAGATCGGCATCGGTGCCGGTCTGTTGCAGATCCCAGAAAACATCTGCAGAGATACCCGTCACGCCATTGACGCCCACGTTAGACAGGGTTTTATGCCAGCCGGTGTCGTTGTCAATTTTGGCGCGCAGGCCCAGCGCACGTGCGGTGGCATAAGCCATTTCAGATTTATTGGTTGCCGTGTTCCAGGCAATAAAATCTGGCCAGATCACCATCAGCTCGCGCTGGCTGAAGTTTTCGCGGTACTTCATGGCGTCAGAAATGGTTTTGCTGTTCCAGGCAGAGACGTAGGCAAAGCCACGCAGCTGCTGGGCAATGCTGGCCAGCGCTGTCGCCACTTCCAGCGAATCCAGACCCGGCACGCCAAGAATGCGCGGTTTAACACCCAGCTGCGTTTGCGCGCTGAGCAGCGCCTTCATGCCGGTGTATTTACCGTTCGCATCCGTCGAGCCAATCAGGTTAGAGGTGGTTTCAGCCTGGCTCGCGCCTTCTGCAACGCGAACCACGACGGTTACCGGCTTCGCCTGGTCAGCAATCGCCTGCAGCGCGGCCGCTAAGGTGCCTTTGGTACCGGCTTTACCGATAGCTGCCTGCACGTTGGTCAGCAGAACAGGTGTGTTAAGAGGAAATGCCGTTGCATCAGCATCTTCTGCGGTGCAGATCATGCCAACAATGGCGGTTGAAACTGTTGAAATGGTGCGTGTACCGTCATTGACTTCGACGACGCGGACACCGTGATGAAAATCAGACATCTGTAGCACTCCGTGTTGTGGGTGTGCTCAGAGTGTCAGGTCAGTAAAAAGGATGCATGCGATTGCGGTTTGCTGATCGTTCAGTAAGAAGAACCGCGTAAATGGTGCTGTTTTGGCGCTGGAATATAACGATAAATGGTTTTGGTTGAAACATCTAATACGAGTGCAACCTGATGAAGCGTGGCGCCATTCGCCATCATGCGTTCCGCTCTGGCAACGACTTCCGGTGTCATAATGCGCCGGCGGCCACCAATGCGTCCTTTCTCACGCGCAGCGGTCAGGCCGGCACGCGTTCGCTCGACAATCAATTCGCGCTCCATCTCCGCCAGTGCGCCCATCACATGAAAGAAAAAACGGCCCATAGGTGTGCTGGTATCGATGCTGTCCGTGAGGCTACGAAAGTTTACCCCGCGTTCGCGCAGCTCTTCGGTGAGCATGACCAGGTGACGCATGCTGCGGCCCAGTCGATCGAGCTTCCATACCACCAAAGTATCGCCCTCTTTTAACGTCCGCAGCGCCCGCTTTAAACCAGGCCGTTCACTGGTCTTACCGCTGATTTTATCCTCAAAAATCTGTTCACAATTTGCGCTCTGCAGCGCATTCCGTTGCAAATCGGTGTTTTGGTCATTTGTTGACACCCTGACATAGCCAATCAGCATCGTTTTTCCTCCGGTAAAAGGTGAGGAGTTTGCCATTGTGCAGGTGAGGCGGGCCAGGGGTTTGTTTCATCAAAACCTCGGTTTGGGAGAAGCCGCAATAAGGAATGGGATTACCGCGCTTGATAGTGATGATGGCTGGATGTCTATTCCAGTTAGCATTGGTGGTAAAGTTAGAAATATAATTATTCAATGGGGAACATGGAGGAGTGGCACAACCGCAGATAATTATAAATGTAACATTACTTTTCCCATTCCGTTTCCGGTTAAGTGCGCTTGTGTAACAACCAGCACAGGTGTTTCAACCCCTGATTATGAATTCTCAAGTGCTTATCGTTCACTTAGACAACAAGTCTCTATTGGTTCACCTGGTCGAACAGGTGCCGATGCACATTTCTTTATTGAATCTGGTGATGTTGGTCATTCTAGGTGCTTTTCTTGGTTGGCAATAGGATTTTGAATCGATGGTTGAGTTGCTTAATACTTAAGTCTAACTGCGATGTTGTTGGTGATGACGATCCTTTCATTAGGGTACTGGATAAGTGTTTTATTTAAAGATGTAGTTAAATAAGGGAGTGGGTTCGTGACTCATACTAATAAGGATATAAAATACAAATTTTTTATTTTAACTAAAAACTAAATATAATTTAGTTGGTGGTGAGGGTTTTTAAATAAATATGGTGCTGCATATTACCCTTAAAATGAATGAAAAGGTGGTTAAGCTTTTTAAATATGGTCAGTTGATATTGGTGCATTTAAAATACACTGATATTATTATCTTTTCTAAAGCTGAGTAATCATAGCTTCCTATATGCCCGCTCAACCCACATTAAAAGCCGTAAGTAATTTTACGGCTTTTTCATAACTTACAGTCAAACTGGACAAGCTTCATGGAACAACATTTATCTGAAAATATCTTTTAGGTTTACATTAAAAACTGCCTTAAAGAATTTCATTCATATTGGTTAGTAACATCTTGTAAGCATCAGTTATAATCACGGAAAGTAACTGGGCTTGCCAAATATGAATAACATTATCAGTCTCATTAATACGAGTATTCATTTTTACAGAAAAGTCCGGGGCGCCCATTTGTGAACCAGGTTCCATGGTAGTCAGCAATTCCGCAATTTGGTTAGTTAAATACAATAGTGTGATATTTAGCACTGCTACTTATTCGCTTATGGCGAAGCGTTTACCACAAATTTAATTAATATTTTACATGGAAATCTATTCTGTGATGAAATCATAATCCAAATCTCTATGATAGAAATAGCCAGATTTTTAATAAGATTAACACTTTTAAAAATCGATTAGCGAGATGATGAGTCATAGAAAAATGATAACAACCTAGAGCAGGAAGCAGGGTTGTACGCAGCAGAATAGGCATGAAATTTATTACGAGTCAGTGCAATAATAATGATTAACCGCTGACATTCTGAACTCCGGACAGGCATAATTAGTCACAATGATGAGGCCAGCCTGATTGACTGACCTGTATCAGAGAGTTAAAAGAAGTCAAAACTGATTATGAACACAATATCACATAGCCAGCACCACCGGAAGTACTGGCCAGTTAACATCCGGAGCCGTCGACATATCGACAGCTTTAACTGCCGATTTATACGCCATCCATGCTGATAATTTCGATTTATCGTTATCGCTAATATCTCCAAGTAAAAGTTCAATCCGCCAGTCGGATGTCGTCTTTTCAATATTGTCTAAAAGACTTTGCCGATGCTTCTCTGCACTCGCTATATCTGCTTCATGCCTCTTCACCAGATTCATAACCCAATCCTCTCCATCCCATTCATCATATTGGGATAAAGGTATTTTAGGTGTGGTATTTTCAGGGTAATCACCCAGCTCTGTTATTATGAGAGATTCACCTGTTTTAATATCATGAACAGTTTCACCACGATGATCGCTAATATATTCCCAGCTTAAAAGATCTTTAGTTCTACAAGCAACCATACCATCCTTTACATCCAGGGGAGCATCGATACATGAATTAGCAGGAAGACCTACTCCCATAGTAAGCGATTCAGTGGTAGTTGAGAGGTACTCATATGAAATTCCATCAAAATTATGAACGATAGTTTCACCAGAGCTAATGGCTATTAAATTACTATCCAATTCGGTCTTTGTCATTATGCAGCCCTCAAAATATAATTGAATGCAATATTGCGTGGTCTGGTTTCATTGCCACCAGTTTTCTCCATGAAAATGTACGTCCAGGCCCGTAAACCACTTACATTATTTGCCTCAGCGTTTTCGTTATTTTCATCCGTGTATGCGATTATCCGGTCCGTAGGTGTACCATATTCGTTTACAAATCTGTGGTTATGGGACTTAAACATATCTTCTTGGGATGAAAGCAAGTTGCGCGAGCTATCCACACCTCGACCATCATCCCAGCCACGAATAAATTCGCCGCGTAAGTCCGGCAATTTCAACCCTGGATAAAGTACAGCCAGTTTAGGGTAGGTTGTACTGGAGAATGAAGCACCATTAGCTTTGACAAAAACCATTCCAGCCATTGATGCAAACAGCTCATTGGGCATTTTTGAATGCGGCCATGCAAAAGGAGAACCGATGAGTGGAGCACCTTCTCCCAAACCGAGGTTTTTATCCAAACGCAATTGTTGATAAAAAGCTTAGAGCATCCTAAAAACCTCGGTTTAAATGAAAAGCTTTTGGGCCGATTGTTGAAAGTAAATCTATTCAGCCAAAGTACGACTTACGTTAAGCCAGCTGCTCGATTGCTAAAAATAATCGTTACGGGTGGAGGCGGCGGTGGGGGTGGCACTGCCGCCGTTGGAACCAACCAGGGAGCTGTGGGTTCTGGTGGTGGAGCAGGCGGCACCGCAATCTCTTGGTATTCAGTTGATGAGCTCGAATTTCCCATATTGATCACGGTTGGCAAAGGTGGTTCAGGCGGAGTAGGAAGTAATGAGCCGCAATCAGGACAAAGCAGTAGTTTTGGACGATATCTTTCCGCATCAAGCGGTGCCCGAGCTGCGAGCGGAACGCATTAA